TTCATCCCACCGGAGACGCGCCGGAAGTACGGCATCCAGATCGGCAAGCTCGACGTGTGGGCCCGCGACGACACGGCGCACATCGAGGCGTCGACGAGCTCAGTGCTCGCCATCGAGGGCCCGCGCCCGACGCGCGTCATCCGCAACGAGACGCAGAACTGGCTCGAGTCCAACCAGGGGCATCTGCTCGCCGGCGCGATCGAGGGCAACCTGGCGAAAGCGTCTGACGGCATGGCCCGTCAGCTCGACATCTGCAACGCGTACCGGCCCGGCCAGGACAGCGTCGGGCAGCGGCAGCGTGAGGCGTACGAGGCGACTGTCGGCCGGCGCTGCGACGAGCACCGCGAGCTCGACGGCGACGACTGGCCCGACTGTCTCGACTGCCAGCGACCGAAGGCGGTCGAGTTCGGGCTGCTCTATGACTCGCTCGAGGCACCGCCCGAGGCACCGCTCACGCTCGAGGCGGCGCCGTCGGTGGTCGAGGCGATCCGCGGCGACAGTGTGTGGCTGAACACGAAACGCATCCTGAACAGCATCAAGAATCCGGCGAACCCGGCGAGCGAGTCGCGGCGGAAGTGGTACAACCAGATCACTGCCGCCGAGGATGCGTGGGCGGACCCGAAGGACATCGACCTCGGGAAGCGGCCCGAGCGGCTGCAGCCGGGTGACGTCGTGGTGCTGTTCGGTGACGGCTCGAAGTCGGATGACGCGACGGGCGTCGTCGCCTGCCGGATCTCCGACGGGCTGTGCCAGGTCATCCACGTGCAGCAGCCGAAGCCGGGCCGCGTCGTCGACCGAGGCGCCGTCGACCACGACGTCGTGCAGGCGTTCGCGCGCTATCGGGTGGTCGCGTTTTGGTTCGACCCGAGCCACACGAAGGACGACAACGCCGAGGGCGACGGCCGTTTCTGGTGGCCGCTCGTCGATGAGTGGTCGACCCGCTACGGGAAGCGGCTCAAGTGCTGGCCGGTGAAGACGGGCAACCGTGCTCACGCGGTCGCGTTCGACATGTCGCTCGAGCTGAACCAAAAGCTGTTCGTCGAGAACTGCGGCCAGACGCTGACCGAGCTCGAGCGTGGCGAGGTGATGTTCGTCGACTCGTCGTGGCTCGTCACGCACATGCGCAACGCGAAGCGCGCGCCGGGAAAGTACGGCGTCGGCATCCGCAAAGAGCACCGCGAGAGCCGCCACAAGATCGACCTCGCCGTGTGTCTCGTCGGGGCTCGCATGCTGCGACGGATCTACCAGCTCAGCCTCAAGACGTCATCGAAACGCGCACCCGGCAAGGGGCGCGCCGTTCTGCTCGCCGACTGAACCGCCACACGAGAGAGGGGAACCCAACCGTGAACGGATCTGCTCTCTCGCCGATGTTCGCATCGCCGGCCGCGGTCTACCCGGCCCTGCCGAACCTCAACCTGACGGACGAGGAAGCGGGCACGGCGTCGTGGCTGGCGCAGCGTCTGTTCGCGGTGCGGCCGCTGCTCGAGCTGCGCGGGTACTACTACGACGGACTGCAGAAGATGCAGGATCTCGGCATCAGCATCCCGCCGCAGCTCACCGGGCTGCGCACCGTCGTGGGATGGCCGGGCATCGGCATCGACGCGCTCGTGAACCGGACGATCGTCGAGGGTTTCCGCTACCCGGGGCAGACGGAAGTCGACGACGAGTGCATGTCGATCTGGCAGGCGAACAAGCTCGACGCCGAGGCGCCGCTCGCGCACCTTGACGCGTTCCAGTACGGCCGCGCGTATGCCGTGGTCGGGCCCGCCGACGAGGACTCGACGACGGGCGAGCCGCTCATCACGTACGAGTCGCCGCTGAACATGATCGCGTCATATGACGCGCGCAAGCGCCAGGTAACGGCCGCGCTCATGCTCTACGTCGACACGTCGTTCACGAGCGACACGTACGGGCATGAGGTGGCCTCGCTCTACCTGCCGGGCAAGACCATCCACATGGCGCGTTCGGCGAACGCTGCGACCGCGAAGTCGCGCGAGTGGGAGATCACGACCGAGCCTGACGACACCAGGGTGCAGCTCGGCGGCCGTCTGCCCGTGGTGCGGCTCGCGAACCGGCAGAAGCTGAACGACCGCGACGGCGCGAGCGAGATCCGCGCGTCGTGGATGAACACCACCGACAGTGCGTGCCGCACGCTGCTCGGGCTCGAGGTGGGCCGCGAGTTCCACATCGCACCCCGGAAGTACGCGCTCGGCGTGCAAGAGTCGGCGTTCATCGACGCCCAGGGCAACGCGAAGACGGCGTGGGAAACGTACCTGAACAAGGTGTGGATGCTCGAGGCCGACGAGGACGGGAACGTGCCCACCGTTGGGCAGTTCCCTGGCACGGACCCGTCGGGTTACGTGAAGATCCTCGACACGTACGCGGGGATCATGGCCGGCGAGATGGGCCTGCCGGTGAGCATGCTCGGGCAGCACAGTGACGGGAACCCTGCGTCGGCTGACGCGATCCGCGCCGGCTACGAGGAACTGACGTCGCGCTCGAGGATGAAACAGAACAGCCTCGGGGACGACCACGAAGACGTCATGCAGCTTGCGCTCATGGTGAAGCACGGCGCGGACAAGATGCCCGAGAACGCGCACCGCCTCGAGACGGACTGGCGCAACGCGGCACCGGAGACGCCCGCGGGCACGACGGACGCGATCTCGAAGCAGGTCGCGGGCGGGATCATCCCGCCGCGCTCCGATGTCACGCTCAAGCGGCTGGGGTACTCCCCCGTCGAGCGCCAGCAGCTCGAGGACGACTGGAAGACAGCCGACGGCGAGGCGGCGCTCGAGCAGATCCGCAGCGCGGTCAAGCCGACCGCACCGGGCCAGCCCGGTGACCCGCAGCGGCCGACGCCGGCCGCGATGCCGCGCAAGGTGCCCGTCCGTGGCGACCAGCCTCGCTGAGACGCACCGGGACGGGCAGGAGGCGCTCGTCTCGCTGCTGCCCGCGATGATCGACCAGGCGTGGGGCGCGCTGCTCGACCCGCACGACCTCAAGGGCACGCTGCCGCTGCTCGTCGAGGCGGTGCGCGCCATCGTCCGGCAGTTCGGTGCCGCGTCGTCGTCGGCTGCGCTCGCGTTCTACCGCGAGCAGCGCAGCGCGGCGGGTGTCTCGGGCCGCGCGCCGCGTCTGTCGCTCGCGCCGGCACCCGCAGATGACGCGCTCGACGCCGCTGTGCGGGGCGCGACGAGCAGCCTATATGGCACGGTGACCCCCGAGTCGCTACAGACCGCCCAGGATGCTCTCGAGGATGCTGTCGCGCAGCTCGTGCTCGACCAGTCGCGCCGCACCATCATGGACGCCGTCGATCGCGACCCCGAGGCGCGTGGGTGGGTGCGGATCACCGAGCCGGGCGCATGCTCGTTTTGCATCATGCTCGCGCTGCGGCACGGCAAGGGCATGCTCTACCCGGCGAAGCGGGCCGCGTCGTTCAAGGCGCACAGCAAGCGCGCGAACGGCTCGGGCGGCGAGTGCCGCTGCCACGCCGAGCCCGTGTTCACGGAGCACGAGCCGAGCCACCGGATGCGCACCATGCAGAGACTGTGGGACGAGTCGACGAAGGGCCGTCGCGGCAAGGATGCCCAGGTCGCGTTCCGCCAGGCCGTCGAGGGTCGCGAGGTGACCGGCACGACCGGCGCGAAGCGCGGCACACCCAAGAGCGGGCCCGCCGCGATGTCGCGGACCCAGCTCGAGCAGCAGATCACCCTCACTGAGGGGCTCAAAGACTCCCCCTGGCGCACCGGGCAACTGGCGCGACTGCGGGGCGAGCTCGCCCGACGCAAGTAGGCGAGCCGGCGCGTCTAGATGGCGCGCCACCACCGATGCCCAGGAGGCACCCGCATGTCTGTTCCCAGCACCGAGCCCGTGCCGACCACCGGCCCGGCCGACCCCGTCAACCCGGACCCCGCTGCAGCGGGTCCGAGCGACCCCACGAACCCCGAGAGCGGCACCGGCAGCACCGGCACGCCGCCGTGGGGCGACCCCGAGCAGTTCGATCCCGAGAAGGCGTGGAACCTCATCCAGGGGCTGCGCGCCGACAAAGAGAAGCTCTCGGGCCGTCCCGTCCTCGACGACGAGGCGCGCGAGAAGCTCGCCGAGTACGACCGTCTCGTCGAGGCGTCCAAGACCGACCTGCAGCGCGCCCAGGAGGCTGCGCAGCAGAACGAGCAGCGTGCCACCCGGGCCGAGCAGCGTGCCGTCAAGTCCGAGATTTCTCGGCTCGCCGACGCGTTCGCGGATCCGTCCGACGCGCTCGACTCACTCGACCCGTCCGACTACGTCACCGACGACGGCGACGTCGACGTCGAGGCCATCAAGACGGACCTCGCCGAGCTGCTCGAGCGGAAGCCCCATTGGGGCAAGCCCGCCGCGCCGACCGGCATGCGTCCGAACCCTGCCCAGGGTCGCTCGGCAACGCCGGCGCCCACCCGGGCCGAGCAGATCGCCAACGCGCAGGCCGCGGGCGACACGCGAACCGTCATGCGGCTCAAGGCAGCCCAGGCGGCGGAATCCACCCCCTGACGCACCACGCGTCACCCCAACGCTGAAAGCGAGTAACCATCATGGCCGGTGTTGCCGGGCAGGGAACCACGTTCAACCTGCCGAACTACCACGGTGAGCTGTTCACCGTCACCCCGACCGAGACGCCGTTCCTGTCCGCCATCGGCGGGCTCGGCGGCGCCAAGTCGGCCCACGCGATCGACTTCGAGTGGCAGACCGTCGACCGTCGCGCCTCGAGCGCGAACAACGCTGCTCTCGAGGGTGCTGCCGCGCCCGCGGGTGCCGAGCGGTCCCGCACGCAGGTCAAGAACTGCGTCGAGATCCACCACAGCGCCATCGAGATTACCTACTCGAAGATGGCCGCGAGCCAGAA